TGCTTCTAATATAATTTTATCCTCTCAAACAGGAGCAGAACATTATAAAAAAGCAATTATAGAAGCAAGTGGAGGAACTTATACCGCACCTATAAATACTCCTGGAGGTAATGGTAATACTAATAATACTGCACCAGGAGCTAGTGGTCCTGGAGGAGCACTTATTAATAATCTAGGAACTATGGATATTGATGCTTCTGATCTTGGAGGTAAATTTGGTAGAGGAGGATTTTTTGCAAATCCTTTTGCATTTTTATTTGGTAAAAAAGGTACTATAGATGTAAATAGTAAAGCCGATGATGGAACTGTATTTGCAAGTTCTAAAGAAGGTCGAGTTAAAGGAATATTTGCTTCTTTTATAAATGATTTTGGTGCAATTTTTGATAAAAATACTGAAGCAGGGTTCCTAGCAAAATTAGGAGGACTGTTTGTAAGTGGTATAGAAGGTTTTGGTTCTTTATTTCAAAGTCTTCTTGGAGGTATGGGAGGTCTCTTAGGAGGAGGCGGAACAAGTCTTCTTGGCATGCTCATTCCTGGACTTAGGTATGGTGGAATGACAAAAAATTATTCTACCGGAGGAATCGCACGAGGCCCACAAGCTGGATATCCTGCAATGCTTCATGGAAATGAAGCCGTTGTTCCTTTACCAGATGGAAATAAAATACCTGTAGATCTTGGTGCAGGAGCAGGCGGAGTAAATAATGTTTCAGTAAATGTGAATGTTGCTTCAGATGGACAAGCAACTACAGAGATGACTGGAGATAAGGCGGGAGGATTAGGAAAAGCCGTTGCAGTTGCAGTTCAAGAGGAATTACAAAGACAAAAACGACCCGGCGGAATACTTAGTCCCTTTGGAGCAGCATAATGGCACTTGGATTCACAACATCAAATGCGTTTGGAAGTCTAGCTGTTTTACCAGATAGAGGATTTACAAGAGAAGCAACACAGTCTGTTCAAACTATTTCTTTTGGGGATGGCTATGAGCAACGAGTTGCTGTAGGTATAAACTCTACAAAAGAAACTTACAATTTAACTTTTGCAAACAGAACAAAGCAAGATATAGATAATATAGCAGGATTTTTAAATAGTACAAATGGTGTAACTGCTTTTGCTTTTACAGTTCCTGATAATGCAAGTACAGAAGAAACTACAGGCATATTAGATAATTCAGGAGATAACGAAAAAACTATAAAAGTAGTTTGTGACAGAGTATCACAAACTTATGCCTACGATAATCATTACAGTTTAACAGCAACTTTTAGAAGAGTTTTTGAGCCATGAGTGATCTTATACAAACAGTTGAAAAACAAGCAATTGATTCAGAGCTTATCACATTATTTGATCTTGAGTATGCGGATGGACAGTTTGCTTATTTTTCTCCCGAAGGAAAAGATGAATCTCTTGCTGATATTCAGTTTCGTGATACAGGAGGAACGGCTCGTACATATATAACTATTCCTGCTGAAGCGGATGGATTTTCTGTAAACTCAGATGGAGCGTATTCTCGCCCTGAAATTACGATAGCAAATGCACTTTCAACTTTTAAGACAAGTATTGGAAACTTAGACTATGAAGATCTAATTGGAAGAAGAATAACAAAAAGAACTACATTAAAAAAATATTTAGTTGGTGAAAGCGGAGATGCAACTCCACCCGTAGAATTTCCCAAAACTACTTATGTAATTGATAGAATTAAAGATAAAACTTTAGTAAGTATCACTTTTGAACTTGCAGCTCCCTTTGATTTGGCAGGATTAATGCTTCCAAAGAGAGTAATTATAGGAGGTGCCTGTCCCTGGAAATATACAGGAGCAGATCAAAGTAGAGCTTTAACAGATATAGAAGGAGGGTGTAACTGGGCGCAAGATTCAAAATTTTATGTAAATGGTTCAAGCACTGCCTACTACCCATACTTAAATAAAAATGATGAATATATTTTACCTTTAAATAGTAATGATGCTCCAACAGGTACGGGGCATATAAATGGTAATGCTACTTTAGTTACAGGCAATTCTCAAACATTTCAACCAAATGCTTTTTACCACCAAACAGGAATAAGTGCAACTTTAATAGGAACAGATGGTAGCACTTCATCCACAGTAGTTGCTCAATACTGGCAATGTATAGCCCCAACAGCTACTACTACTGCTCCTTCTGCTTCAAGTAGTCTCTGGAGAAAAATAAGAACTTATACAAATTATTCCCAAGGAACTCAATATAAAGGATATAGAAATAAAGAGCATAATGAATATGTAAAGCATACCGTAAATGGAGTGAGTACGGTTTGGCAGGTTACAAGACAAAGCGTAGTTACTTCTGCTAGTGTGGCTCCTGGAGAAACTGAGTTTTTTACTCGAGGAGATATTTGTGGTAAAAAAGTTACTTCTTGTGCTTTAAGATTCCAAGCAAAACCAAATAGTCCAGCAGGATTTAGCAGATTAAAGTCAACAAACGCATTACCTTTTGGAGGATACCCAGGTGCAGCTGCTAGAAGATAGGGAAATATTAATACATTTATTAGATAAGTATCCAGAAGAGGCTTGTGGAATAATTCAAAATAAAAAAGGAAAGTTAAACTGGATACCGTGTGAAAATTTAGCAGAAGATAAAGAAACAGATTTTATACTAGATCAAGCAGAATATTTAAAAGCATCTTTAACTGGAGATATACACGCAATTGTTCATAGTCATCCAAATGCCTCTTCAGAGTTAAGTGAGCGAGATAAAAAAGCAAGCGATTTTTTAAAAGTTCCATATATAGTTTATTCAATTCCTTCTGGAGAAAAAACTATATATAACCCAAAGACAGAAGAAGAACTACTTGGAAGAGACTATAAGTTTGGTGAAAATGATTGTTTTACTTTAATTAGAGATTATTATAAACAAGAATTAAATATAAACATTCCTTCAATGATTTTTGAAGATGATTGGTGGGAAAATGGATTAAACTACTTTGATGATTTATTTGAAGATTTTGGATTTGTAGAAGTTGAAGAACCACAGAAGAATGATATAGTTGTATTCTCAATTCGATCTAATATTCCAAATCATTGTGGCGTATATTTAGGAGAAGGGGCATTTATGCATCATGCTGAGCATCGACTTTCATGTAGAGAAAGTCTTTATCCTTTTTGGATAAAAAATATAACAAGGTACTGTCGTTATGCAAAAAGTTAAATTAGTAGGAGAAATCTCAAAGTTTGGTTCCGACTGGGAAACAAACTGTCGTGATATTCGAGATATTTTTAAACTGATTGATTGTCAGACCCCCGGCTTTCGACAGCATTTAGTAAGTGCTGCAGATGCTGGAATTTCTTATGAAATTCAAAGAGGAAAAGATTTTCTTGAGAGTCCCGAAGAACTTTTACTAAGTATTTCTTCTGAAGATGTAATTATTACAGAAGTTCCGTCAGGATCAAAAACTGGTGCAGGAAAAATACTTGCAGCAGCAGCTATTGTTACTATCATGGTATTACAGCCTCAATTATTTTTTACGATGCCAAGCGGAGTAACTGCAACAGGAGTTACAGGTGCTACTAGCATAGGTGCAGCTACAGGACTAAGTGTAGCAGGAAAAGTAGCTGCTATGGTGGCTATAAATTTAGCAAATACAGGTATGGCACAACTAATGGCTCCAGGACCAGAGTCTGATGGAGGCCCAGAAAATCAAGGATACTTTTTTGATGGCCCAGTAAACAATGTAGAACAAGGTCTTCCTGTTCCAATATGTTATGGGGAGCTAAGAGTTGGAGGAGCACCAATTAGTGTTGCTTTTGATCCGCCCCTTCCTTCTCTTGCCGATCTTACTGGGTTTTCTGGACGTTTAGTAAATACACAAGTATCTAATTTTAATCAAGGTACACAAGAAACAGTAGTAAAAGATGATAAAACTTGGGCAGTACCTTCTTCAAATCAAGTGCAAGTGCCCCCAGCAAAGCAAGTTTTCAGACCTTCTAGGAGTTAAAAATGATTAATCCAGAAAATCCTCCAGGACCTTCCTCTTACTTACCTACTTCATTTAACGGAAGTGGAAGTCGTTTTAACCTTCCTTCTGGCGCATATGAAAAGCAGCAGGCAACTATATTTGATCTTATTTCGGCAGGAGAAATTGAAGGTCTTGTAGGAGGCTTGGCTGGAGTATTTTTAAATGGTACTGCTGTAGCAAATCCATCTACTGTTGCACAATCACAAATATTAAACACTCAAGGTACTTGTGATATATCAGGAACCGCTGTTACAAATGCTGTTATCTTTGGAACAACAACCGGACTATTTTCAAAAGTTGGATCAAGTGATACACGTATCCTATTAATAAAAGGTGCGGGAGCAAGCAGTACTTTATCTGCAGCAGCTAAAAAAGGTCAAACAGAGATTAATGTAGCAAATAGTGGATTTTTTACTTCTGCAATCGCAGGAATTGCTCTTGGAAATATAGCGTCAACAACTACACAAAATCCTATAGTTCCTTGTGTTAGAATCACAGGAGCAAATACAGATGGCGGGGATTTTATAAGTACTTTAGTTGCTGCAAGAAATAATGATCAAGTTGCTATTTTATCTACTCCTCTTCCAAAAGATGTGGCGTCAGGAACAACAATTAAAGTTGACTTTGTATCTTTAATTGTTACAAATAGTATTGCAAACTCTGGAAAAAGTGTAACTGTTGCCGTTGCAGCTTCTACAGGAGTAACTACTGCAGACTGTTTACTAAGCGGTCCAATTAATCTAACAAATCAAGCTTCTACTGCCAGAAGTGGAACAGGAGCTCTGAATTATAGTAATGTTACTACAAATTTTTATACAGGAGAAAGGTATCAAGCAGCTCATTTAAATGCAAGAGGTTCTACAAAATCTGCTTCTTATACTGCTTCTCCTAACTTTGAATTAAAATGGAATGTAGCAAATGATCCATCAAGTGGACAAAGTGATTTTACTATAACTCCATCCACTTTTCCTTTCTCTCAACATAGTGCGGAAGAGGTGGATTCTGTAGAAATAGATATTGAGTTTCCGGGAGGTCTCTACGCTTTAGATAGTCAGGGAGGAGATAAATATGCTTATACAGAATTTCAAATAGTACTTGATTATAGATATAATTCTAATGATGCTTATTCGAAAAAGATAATTGCAGGAAAAAATTATGGTGGAGCAGACTTTGATAGTAATGTTCCTACTTGGGTTGCGGATGGAAGTGGCGGTCTATTTAAAAGAATAGACGGATATTATGCTGTAGGTGGATCTCGTTCTGGTGCAGAGATAATTACTCAAATTCGTTCAAAAAGTCCCTTTATAAAAACTTATAGTGTTAATTTAAAAGAACTACAGCCTCTTGTTGATTGGCAAATAAGAATAAAGAGATTTTCTCCAGAAACTGCAGAAGACTATATTGGGCCGCTTACAGGTGTTAGCCCTCCAGAAGTTGGGGGCACACTCGTTGCAAATGCAAGAGTAAAATTTGTAGAAGCAATTATAGAAGAAAAATTTAAGTATCCTCTTTCTGCATACTCTGTTATAAGTTTTAATGCAGAAGATTTTCCAAGCCCTCCAGAGAGAGCATACCATATTCGTGGTAAAAAAGTAAAAGTTCCAAGCAACTACATAACAAGAGAAGAAGCAGGAAGTAATCAAGCAAAGTATACTAGAAATATAACTTCTGGTGCTGACTCAGGTTCATATCAAATATGGACAGGCACCTTTAGAGGAGATACTGTAGCAGGTACTCCTGCTGCAAATATTAAAAAAGTATATACAAATAATCCTGCATGGATTCTATATGATATTTTGATAGATAAAGATGTAGGTTTGGGTAATTTTTTAGAAGAATCTGATATTGATAAGTATTCTCTTTATAAAATTGCAAGATACTGTGATGAATTAGTACCAGATGGAAAAGGTGGACAAGAACCTAGATTCACTACAAATGTATACTTACAAAAACAAACAGAAGCATATAAAGTTATAAAAGATTTATCCTCTATTTTTAGAGGTATGATGTATTGGATTGATGGTGAAATAACTTTTGTACAAGATAGTTTTAAAGAGCCCGTATATACTTTTACAAATGGAAATGTTGTAGATGGATTATTTTCTTACACATCTACAGGTCAACGTGCGCGATCTAATCAAATTAATGTTTCATGGAATAACCCCTTAGAAGGCTTTAAACAAACAGTTTTAACTGTAGAAGATACTGCAAATATTTTAAAACAAAAACGTCTTATTCCTAAAAATATAGCAGCGTTTGGTTGTACCTCTGAAGGGCAGGCACAAAGAGCCGCTCGATGGCACTTAATAACAGATACAAAAGAAACCGAAATGGTTGCTTTTTCTACTGGTATAAATGGAGCATATTTAAGACCGGGAGATTTTATAAATATACAAGATCACCATAGAGACGGTCTTGTAGCCTCTGGAAGAGTTAGTAGTGCATCTTCAACAACTCGTGTTACATTAGATAGAGCTGTAACTTTAAGTAATTTTAGTGGAAATACTTCTCATATTTTATACTTAATTTATCCTTCATCAGGTGTATACTTAGATCAAGAAGATAGTGTTACTATCAATAGTGTTGTATATAAGAGAGGTAGTTTAATACTTACAAATGCTTCTGGCGGAGCTATTAATACACAGGCAGATGCAGCTAATTTAGTTGATGATTCTGGAAATTCAGTAAGCACTCAGTTTTCAGAAAATACACGAATTGAAAAACAGTTTATAAATTCAGTAAACACAGCAAGTGGTAAATCTACTATTGATTTATTTCAAGCTTTTACATCAGCTCCGAATAGTGAAGTTATCTGGGCTATTGGGCCTACAAATGAGTTTAGCACCGCAGATATACAGCAATATAGAGTTCTTGCAATAGAAGAAGAAGATGGAGGAAAATATTCAATCTCCGCAAGTATTGTATCAATAGATAAATATGACAATATTGAACGAGATGAAAAAGTATATATTCCAGACTATTCTGATTTATCTGGGCCTTTAGTAGATGTACCTACTCCTTCAAATTTGATGGCAGAGTTAGTAAATGTATCCTCTCCTACAATAGATGCAAATGGAGCAAGCTATGAAGCTATAATATCTTGGTCGTATCCTGAAGAAACATTTACCGATACTGCAGGCAATGCTCGTACAAGAGCATATAGATTTGCAAATTTATTTGAAATAGAACATAATATTTTACCGGGTAATCTTCCTGGAGGATTTTCTTCTGTTTCTGTTTCTGCTGGTTCTACAAATGTAAGAATCCCAAATGCTTCTGCAGGTAGTTATAAAGTTAGAATAAGAACTGTTTCTGATCTAGGAAGTAAATCTCCGTGGATTACTCGAAATCCTACTATAGCTGCTCCTATAGCCGCTTTTAGTAGAGTATCAAATATACCAAAAGGTGGAACATTTACAGGAACAATGACTTTTGATGAGTCAGTTCAAAAACTCAAAATTGAAGAAAGCGTATATACTTATATTGCACCAAATACTATTGAATTAAATGTTTCAAGTGCAACTACAGCACAAAAAGAAATAAACTTTTCTTCAATGCCAAGCAACTCTACGGCATATTTATACTATGATAGTAGTACTGGGCCCGCAAATCCTTGGAAAGTTGTTGCTGTTCATACCGATACTGTAGCTCAAGATTTATCTGGAAAAGAAATAGACTTTTCTTATTTTAAACAAGTAGGAGCTACAAATAATGGATTGACTGCAATTTCTGGTACTGTAAGCGTCACTATTGGAAGTAGCACTGTTACAGGAAGTGGTACATCTTTTACCTCTGACTTTGCGGCAGGAGACTTAATAAAAGTTACCTCTGGAAGTGCAGCAGGAACAGAGGTTACAGCAGCAGAATATCAAGAAGTAAGTGAAGTTATAAGTAATACAGAACTTATAACTCGAGCAGCTTTCCTTCGAACTTTTAGTGGACAGTATGGTTACAAGCAATCTTTCAAACCAGATTTTTCAAATGATGCAATACTTGTAGCCATACAAAAAGGCTCTGGTACAAGCTATGGTGCTGTAGAATTTTTCATAAATACAAAAGGAAAGAGAGGAGCAGGAAGATGGCAAGTTCCTGTAACTACTCTTCCTACAAATAGCACGCAGGCTCAGACAGCTTGGGATAGTACCTGGGCAGAAAGACCTGGCTCTCCAGTAACAGGAGATCAAGCTCTTTTCTTCACAGGAACACTAGCAAATATGACAGGTCAAGTTCCATTTAGCTATGATGGAGCAGCTTGGCAAATACAATCAGAAATAATTGATGGCGATTTAATTGTAACTGGAAGTGTTACTACAGATAAAATATTTGCAAATGCAATTACAACAGAAAAACTTGCAGCAAACTCTATAACTGCAAATCAAATAACAGCAAACTCAGTAGTGGCTACTTTGATTACTGCTTCTGCTGTTACTGCTACGGATATTGCTGCTTCCAATCTTTCTGCAATTAATGCAAATCTTGGTAATATCACTGCAGGAACACTGAAAAATTCTGGAGCAAATGCAATTCCAGATGCAAATAGTGCACCAAGTGGAAGTGAAGTTGGTGGCTTTATTGACCTAAATCAAGGTAAATTTGTTTTTGGTAGTGCATCCAAACATATTCTTTGGAATGGTACAGATTTAACATTATCTGGAGTTATACTCTCTAATTCAAATGTATCTTTAAATGTAACTGATGCAGGAGGGCTGGGATCTCTTACTTATAGCTCTACAAATAGCCAACTAACATATACAGGGCCAAGTAACTCAGATGTTCGAGGATTACTTAGTGTTGCAACTTCTGGAGATAGTGATCTTGGGCAGCTTACATATGACAATACACAGGGGGAATATGCTTTTGCAGGACCTACAGCCGCTACAATACGAGGAAAGTTTAGTGGTGGAAATGGTATAAGCTATACTTCTGGTACAGGAGCATTTGCTGTAAGTGCAGGAAGTGGTATTGCTGTAAGTAGCGGTGATGTGGCGGTAGATAGTACAGTTATTCGTACTACAGGGGGACAAAGTATTGCAGGTACTACTACTCTTACAAATGTAGCGATTAGTGGTGATTTAACAGTAAGCGGATCAACAACTTCAATAAATACAACAAATCTTGTAATAGAAGATAATAAAATTGTAGTAAATAATGCTCAAACAGGTACTCCTGCATCAACTGTTACAGCAGGTATAGAAGTAGAAAGAGGAAGTTCTTCAAATAAATCTTTTGTTTATGCAGAGTCAGGAGTAGGAGAAACTGGAAATACTTCATCAGGCTGGACTTTTGGAAGTGAGCGAGTACAGGCCGGTACTTTCTTTGGAACATTTATTGGTGACATAACTGGATCGCCTTCTTCTCTCGCAGGACTTACAACAGATAATCTCGCAGAGGGTACGAGCAATCTCTACTTTACGGACGCAAGAGCAAGAGCAGCTGTCTCTGCTGGTAATGGTATTTCCTATAATAGTACGAGCGGAGCAATAAGTGTTGCAGCAGGAAATGGTCTCACAGTTTCTGGAAGTGGAGTAGATGTTTCCGGAGTAACTACAAGTATGATAGCCTCTGGTTCGATACTTGTCGGCGGAGAAACTTTTTCAGATAGCGATACACAGTTAATGACTGCGGCTGCTGTGAACGATAGAATTACAAGTTTTGGTTATACAACAAATACTGGAGATATAACTGGAGTTACTGCAACAGCAGGAGCCGGTCTTACTGGTACCTCTACAACAACTTCTGGAAATGCAAGTTTTACTTTCAATGTGGGAGCAACCTCTGGTGGAGGAATAAGTGTAGCTGCAGATAGTATTGGTGTAGATAGCACTGTTGTTCGTACAAGCGGTAATCAAACGTTAGCAGGCACAAAAACATTTAGTAGTACAATTTCTGGAAGTATAAACGGAAATGCAGCAAGTATTACTAATCAAGCAAACTCAGCTACAATTACTGCAGAGGTAAATCCTTCAACTAACACAATTGTTCGAAGACATTCTTCAGGATATATTTTTAGTAACTATATAAATACTACAGACGACACAAGTAGTTCATTAGGGTTGCTTGTAGGTAAAATAAGTAGTTCTAATAACTATCATCGAAGTTATTCAGCTGCCACTGTTAGAAGTTTTCTAAATGTAGCTAATGGAGCAACAAATACTCCAACTCCTGCAATTACTTCAAATGGAAGTACTCCTTCTTTAAATAGTGGTATAAGTGCAGCAGAAGTTAGAAGCCTTATTGGAGCAGGTACTTTTAGTACAGGCACTGGGTCATTACTTACAGACTTAATAAATGTAAACACATTAAACGCAAATAAAATAACAGCAAATACTATTACTGCAAATCAACTAACAGCAGCTAGTATTTCAGCAAGAGAATTAACAATTTCAAACAACTCTTCGGGAACTGCAGGAATTTATTTTTCTACTACAGCAATTGAAATACATGATGGTACAAGGATTCGAGTAAAAATCGGAGCATTATAACCTACATAAAAATAATTCTTGACTAGATACCTTGACTTTGTTATAATTTTCATCATGGAGAAATTTAAATGAGTGCAGCAAACCATGACCTAGTGATTGACCAGGGATCGACTTTTGTGATTGATTTAACAATTAAAGAGTCAGGAACCCTAAAAAACTTGACCGGCTTTTCAGCTAGGTCACAAATGCGTTCGTCTAAGTCTGCTTCAGCGACTGCTGCCTCTTTTACTTGTACTATTGCAAATCCTACAAATGGAGTAGTAAAGATGGAGCTTCCAGCAACTACATCGAGCGCGATGACTGCTGGAGTTTATTTTTATGATTTAGAGATTCATACAGCAAACGATGCTATTGTTAAAAGATTGATTGAAGGAACAGTAACTATCAATCAAGAAGTTACTAGGTAAGATGACTACTGTTACTCAAGTTACTGTTACTGAAGAAGTTACAGATGTAACTGTTTCAAATACAAATGCTGTTACTGTAGATTTAAGTACAGAAGATGTTTCTGTAAGTATAAATAACTTTGCAATTCCAGTTAATTTTATGGATGCAGCAAATGTTGTTTTTGCTGGACATAACACAATTACAGCAAGTAATGTAAGCGATGCGCTAAAGCAGCTTGCAGATCAAAGTTTTCGAGGAACCACTCCTCCCGCAGATGGAACCGCAAATTTAGAGGAAGGAGACCTTTTTTACGATACAGACGATAATCAAATAAAAGTCTATCGCGAGACTAGCACTGGAATTTTTGAGTTTGTACCTATAATAGTAGGTGATGCCTCAGGTGATTCAGACACGCTAGACGCAGGAGCCTTTTAAGGCTAACCCCGGAGTTTTAAATGGCTCAGACAATCAAAATCAAAAGAAGTACCAGTACTTCAGCCCCTACTTCCCTTGTAGCGGGTGAGTTAGCTTACTCCGATGCCAGTGATAAACTGTTTATCGGACAACCTTCTGATAATGCAGTAACTGCAATTGGTGGTAAAGTTTATGTAGATATGCTTGACCACACTGCTGGCACCCTTACTGCGTCAAGTGCAATAATCGTAGATTCAAATAGTAAAGTAGATAAACTACTTACTGGTAATATACGAATCAATAACACCACTAATCAAATTGATACAGCAAGTGGTAATTTAATATTAAATCCAACTGCAAACTTAGATATTGATGCAGGAACTATAGATGTTTCTTCTCAAGCCACACAAATTTCTCTAGTAGATAATTCTGCAACTGCACTTACAATCGCAGAAGCATCGAATACCTACATGAGCTTTATCACCACTAACTCTGGTGAAAAGATTACAACAGGAAAAACTCTTGTAGTTGATGGCGATGGCACAACCGGAAATGGTGGTGTAAGTATTGAAAATGGTACTATTGATCTAAAAAATGGTGGTGGAAATGACTCACGTATAAGATTCTATTGTTCTTCTTCAAATGCACACTTTCAAACTCTACAAGCTGCTCCACACTCTTCTGCTGCATCAAATACTCTTCTTTTACCAGCAGGCGGTACTGAGTTAATATCAAATACTGGTACACAGACAATGACAAACAAGTCATTGACTTCACCAACTCTTACAGGTACAACCACTGCAGCTGCAGCAAACTTCTCAGGAACTGTTAGTTTTGCTGGTGGATCAAATGGTGTAACAATTACTCAGGGTGCTATCTCCATAAAGAATGGTGGTACACAATCCTATATTGATTTTTACTGTGAATCTTCAAATGCTCACTATGCAAGACTACAAGCACCTGCTCACTCTGCGTTTTCTGGAAATGTTACAATTACACTTCCTGCAACTACTACAACTCTTGTTGGCACAGATACAACTCAAACTCTTACAAATAAGACATTTACTTCTCCAGATATTAATACACCAGATATAGACGGCGGTGCAATTGATGGTGCGGTAATTGGTGCAAATACACCTGCAGCAGGTACTTTTGCTGCCCTTGTTGGTACATCACTAGCGGTAGATAATGTTTCTGTTGATGGAAATACTGTCTCAACAACAAACTCAAATGGAGACTTAGTACTTTCACCAAATGGTACTGGTTCTGTAACTGTTCCTTCTGGCTATAAGAATCGTGCAGGTTTCGGAGCAAACTCTCTTGTATCAAAAGAATATGTAGATGCAGTAAAAGTTGGACTTGATTTTAAAGATTCTGTACGAGCAGCTTCTACTGCGAATGTAACAGTTTCTGGTCCTGGTTCTGCTATTGATGGTGTAACTCTTTCTTCTAATGATAGAGTTCTATTAAAGAATCAGTCAACTGCTTCTGAAAATGGTATTTATGTATTTAATGGTGCTGCTTCTGCAATGACAAGAGCAACGGATGCA